ACGTTTGGCAGATAGGCGATGTGGCGGATTTTGAAAACGGAACTGTCAATAACCGATGAACTTAATTTGAAAGCGAAAACTTAATATTAACCGAGAAACCGCCATATTGCCTATGTGCTGTTATAGGTAGGGCTTCTCACAAACTTAAATAAAATGGGAGATATAGCAGAACAATTAATTGATGAAGAAATGTTTGGAAGTAGTGAACGATACTACACGCCAAAAGGTAACCATAAAAGAACGCCATCAGAAAAGAAGATTGCATCTATTAGAAAAGAGATTGCAATACTTGTAAACGAGCAAGGTGTCGGAATTGGTGAAGCAAGAAAGCAAATGAATTTAAAATATGGAAAAGGTTGGCGTGAACGTGGTTTGATTTCAAATTCAGACGACCAATGGTCTGCGGAGGACTTACAGCCTTACCTATAACTAGTAAATATACGCAGTTCAAAATCTTGCACCAATGGAAACACCAACAAACACAACCAACGGAGAAAAATTAGAAAAATTTATCTATGAAAAATTTGATAAAAATGAATTATCAAATGATGACTTGGTTCATTTTATTGAACTATGTGGAATGCTTTTAAATTTGCAAACGATACCAGACTATGCAAAAGAAAATAATATGTCATACAATGGTGTGAAAAAATGCAGAAAAATAGTACCTTTGTTTAATATTAACTTTGTAATTGATAACCAATGAAAAATAATATCTTATTTCTAATTTTAGGAGGTGTGATTGTGTTTATATTAATGCGGTCATGCGACAAAGAAACAATTACTATTCCTGCTAAACAAGGCACGTTAACCGTTACTGATACGGTTACAATTACAAAAATCGTAAATAAACCCGTTTTAAAGACACTTTATAAAGATTTAATAAAAGAGGTTGAAAAAGAAAAGATAATGTATAAGACGTTAAATGTGTATCAAAAAGATAGCGTATGTAGTGAGATGTTTGAACTGAAAGAATATAAAACACGATTATCAAATAAAGATTTGACCGCTGATATTTCAGTGATCCATCAAGGTAAAATTAGAGATGTAAAATTAGATTATCTTATTCCTGAAGTGGAAGTTGAAAAGCCTAAACAAAAAAACTTTAGTTTGTCTGGTGGTTTAGGTGCGGATTTTAACGCTCAAATGCCAGTTTTAAAGGTCGGATTTGGCTATAAAAACTATAAATTTGACTATCTAAAAATAAATAATCAAAATTTTGGTGTTATTTCGTACGAGATTAGATTTTAATTATTATCTTTGCCATGTTTTCATATTAATATTTAAGGTTATTAATTGCCCTCTGCGCCCATCGTAGAGGGTTTTTTGTTAAAAAAAAGTTAAAATCTATGCCAATAAAAGCAAATTGTTTATTTTTGTACCATAATATTAAATATTAATCTTAAATATAGAAAACAATGTCAAAAGAACTATTTAATCAAATGCGAGAACTAGAAGCGTTTGAATTGTCAGCAACCAAAAAGAGCTGCATTGAACAAGGTCAGCAATTTATTAAAACTGCTTTAAATAGCGGTTTAGTAAGTAAAGAGGAGTTATTAGCGAAAGCCTTGAGGTATGAAACATTTATTAATGAAGTTACAACTATTTTAAAAAATGAGTTTACGCAAAAAGATGCTTTTTTTGGAATAGCCATAACACCAATAAATGGGCGTGCAATGGTGCAATTTTCAGAAGATGAGAAATGGCAACAATTAAACAACCAACTCAAACAACGCGAGGAACTTTTAAAAGTTGCTTTAAAATCTGATGAGCCTATTTACGATAGCGAAGGGTGTGAAGTGCCGAAAGTAAGCGTAAAATATTCAAAGGATAGTTTGCAAGTTAAATTTTAATTTTGTATATTTGATAACCGTAAGGGTGGGGCGGTTAAGACCCATCCATAAAAACTAAATAAATATGTTTAACAACAGAAACGAAGCTTTGGGCTTCACAGACAAACCGAACAATCCAACTGAAAAATATTTTGGTTGGAAGTCAAATGAAAAAACCTTTTCGTACTATGACAAAGACAAAGGCGAAAACGTTTTAATTAAATTACCCTTTAAATTTTTGGTATTAGCAGAACTACACACCGTTAAAGGGTGGAGCGATGCGTTAACTGGCAGTATTATTGCAAATGAGGTGCAATATATAGGTAAAGAACCTATTAATGCGTATTGTTATCACAAAGATGCCAAAGGCGAAAAGAAACGAACGTTAATCGCTTCGGGGATTTACAAAGAAATTAAAGATGCTTTAGTTTCTGCTGGTGCGAGATACCACAAAAGTATCTATATCATGCTCGAAGATGGTACGGTTTGTAACCTACAATTAAAAGGTGCTGGCGTTCAAAAGTGGGGCGATTTTTCAAACCGAAATAAAAAGCGTTTAATGGATGAATGGGTTTTAGTTGATGGTTTTGAAGATGGCAAAAAAGGAGCGGTTAAATTTACGACACCTTTGTTTAAATTAGATAAATCTTTAAGCGAGGATCAAAACGCTTTAGTTAATGAAGCTTTTGAAGAATTAAAGGTGTATCTTAATTTTTATCTAAAGACAAAAGATGTGGCTGAAATTTTTGAGGATGCACCCGAAGTTATTGATGATACGGATGACGATTTGGCTTTTTAATTTAAACCCGCTTTAAAAGAGCGGGTTTTTTTATGTTTAATCCTAAAGATAAATGACCGTTTTTTATTTAAAAGTACGATAAAAAGGTTTTTCTCTATACCCCCTTTAGAGATAAAAATATTTTATTATAGGGGTGGGGGGTTAAAATTAAAAAATTATCGTACTATCGTTGTTTTGATATTTAATTTATTAAAAAACAATGTTTTAAAAAGTACGATAAAGTACGATAAAAAAAAATTAAATTTTTTATTGTTTATTAAAAATATATTATTATATTTGTACCCGTAGAAGCGTGACCTACAAGGAAAAATATATAGGTTTATACCTAATAAAGACCCTTAATGATTTTGAAGTCACGCTCAAATGATTTAAGGGTTTTTTATTTTAAAATTATGAATATAACAGTTTTTAAAAATTTATTTAAATCAAAGGATGTACCATATCATGTGCCTTTGGATAAAGTTGTAAAAAGAATACAACAGGGAACGTCAAAAGAAATAGTTGACAAAATTAGGAATTCAAATAATGATGATGAAAAAACTGAATTAAAAAACAGTTTGCCATGTATCTTATTTAATGGGATTTTTAAAGAACGAAACTCAAATAGCTTAATAAGCCATTCTGGTTTAATGGTGGTTGATTTTGATAAGTATCCAAATGAGGAAACTATGTTTAATCAATTGGAAGTTTTAAAACAAAACAAACATTTTATTTTATTATTTATAAGTCCTTCAGGAAATGGAATAAAAGGGGTTTTAAAAGTTAAAAACAATTTAGACAAAATTAGTCATCCAAAAGTTTTTAAACAATTTAATGAAGATTTTAAATATGATTACTTTGATATTGTTAACTCAAATATTGATAGAGTTTGCTTTGAAAGTTATGATCCAAATATTTATATTAATTTAGATGCTGAAATTTATAATCCAATTATAATTGACAAAGGTTTTGATATAAAAGAAAAAACGCCTTTAATACCAATTACCGATGAGGATAAAATTATTAGTAAAATAATGAATTTTAATTGGAAAAAAGATTTTAAAGAGGGAGAAAGAAATAATTTTATTTTTGATATTGCTGGTGCTTTTTGTGAATATGGTATAAACCAAACAAGTGCTGAAGGATATATTTTAAATAATGTTATAATAGGGGAGTTTTCAGATAAAGAAGCATTAACAACTATTAGAAGTGCATACAGGAAAAGGCAGTTTGGATGTAAGTATTTTGAAAATTACCAAAGGATTGATAAAATTAAAATTGATTTAAAACAAGGCAAAAAAAAAGTAATTGAAAAGCACAAAATAAGCGAAGAGATTTATAATGAAATAAAAGAGGTTGATGAGGTTGAGGATTTTTGGTTTATAAGCGATAAAGAAAAAATACAAATTGACTTATTAAAGTATAAGTTGTTTTTAGAGAGAAACGGATTTAAAAAGCACTTCCCAAATGAAAGCCAAAAAGCTAATTTTGTAAACATTCAATCAAATATAGTTGTCGAAACGTCAATAGAAAAGATAAAAGATTTTGTTTTGAATTATTTATTAGAACGTGGGGAGATTGATGTTTGGAAATATTGTGCTGGTTATCAAAATTTGTTTTCTGAAAACCTTTTATTGATGGTTGAAAGTATTGATTTATTAATGTTAAAAGACAACAAAATTAAATCATTTATCGCTTTTAAAAATGGCATTTTAGAGGTTACAAAAAACGAAATTAAATTAGTTGATTATATTGATGTTGATGGCTATATTTTTAAAAGCCAAATTATAAACAGAGATTTTGTAAAACATGATGAGTTTGAAAATGATTATAAAAAATTCATTGAAAACGTAAGCAACCAAGAGCCTTTATCTTTGGAATGTACTTTAGGCTATCTGTTAAGCACCTATAAAAACAAAATGAATAACAAGGCTATTATCTTAAATGATGAGGTTATAAGTCAAAACCCAGAAGGAGGTACAGGAAAAGGTTTATTAGTTCAGGGATTAAAACAGATTAGAAAAGTATCAATTTTAGATGGCAAAACCTTTGATGACAAAAAAAGCTTTCCATATCAAACGGTAAGTCCAGAAACACAAATTTTAGTTTTTGATGACGTTTTGAAAAACTTTAATTTTGAAAATAAATTTAGTTTAGTTACCGAAGGCATGACGCTGGAGCGTAAAAATAAAGATGCGGTTAAGTTAACGGTTGAAGAAAGTCCAAAGATGTTATTAAGCACTAACTATGCGATTAAAGGCGAAGGCAATAGTCATGATAGGCGTAGGCATGAATTAGAGATAGCACAATATTACAATGGAAAATTAACCCCTTTTGATGAGTTTGGAAGGCAGTTGTTTGATGATTGGGAGTTAATAGATTTTGAGAGGTTTGACAATTACATGGTTTATTGTTTACAAATGTATTTTAAAAATGGATTGATAAGTCAAAACGCTAAAAATTTAAAATTAAGAAAATTTATTGCTGAAAGTTCAATGGAGTTTTATGAGTGGATTGATGAGAGTGAAAATTTAAGTAGAAATATAAGACATGGCAAAAAAGATATATTTAATATTTTTGTTGATGAGTACCAAGACTTTAAAAAATGGCTTCAAGTTAAAACCTTTGTTAAATGGATTGAAAAATATTGTAAATATAAAGGCTTTGAATATTTAGAAGGCAATTCAAATGGTCAAAGATGGTTTGAGATAAAAACAGAAGATAACGAAAACGAATATGATACACCTTTTTAATTATGGAAAAATTAAATTTTGAATTTACAACTTTTAAATTACAAAAAAACGAATTTGGGTTTAATGATTTATTAGTGTCAAAAGTAAAAGTATTAGATGAAAATGGTAAATACATAAAATTTGCTAAAATCAATGAAGCATTGCTAAAAGTAATAAAAGATAAAGGAGTAGTAACAATAAAAAAATAAACAATGGATTACAGATTAGACCTTTTTAATGCGGTAAAAGAATATGGCAAACATATTACAAATGATGATGCTTTATTATTGGTTTGCTATAATTTTAAAGACTTTGACTTAATGGCTTCGAGTAGTGGCAGAGTTTCTGAATTATTTAAAATTTTTCATACTGGCGTAACCAATGGGGATATTACAGATGTTAGAAATTCAATATTAGAAAACGCTTTAAATATTTTAGCAAATGATAAGGATTTATTAGAAAAATTTAAAAATAAATTATGCACACTTTAAGACCATACCAAGAGCAAATTAGCACTGAAGCGAGCGAAAGGCTAAAGGTTAAAAATGTTTTACTTTTTGCGATGGAGGTTCGGACTGGAAAAAGTTTGACCGCACTTGCAACCGCTGAAAAGTTTGGCGCAAAGAACGTGTTATTTATAACGAAGTTAAAAGCTATATCCAGCATTGAAAGCGATTATCAAAACTTTAGTTTTACTTTTAAATTAACAACTATTAACAGAGAAAGCCTTCATAAAATTGCTGAAAATGATTTTGACTTTGTTATTGTTGATGAGGTACATGGCTATTCAAGTTATCCAAAGCCTTCTAAATACCATAAAGATGTTAAAAGCAGGTTTGGGGATTTGCCTATGATATTGTTAAGCGGAACATCAACGCCTGAGAGTTATTCGCAATTTTATCATTTGTTTACTTTGTCAAATAAAAGTCCGTTCAGGGAGTACACTAATTTTTATAAATGGGCTAAAGACTTTGTTGATGTAGAGATTAAGCATTTAGGATATGCCAAAGTTAATGACTATTCAAAAGCAAACAAGGCTAAATTTTATGGTATGATTAAACATAACATTTTTACTTACACTCAAAGCGAAGCGGGTTTTGAAAGCAATGTAAAAGAAATGGTGTTATATTGCGATATGAAGCCTATTACGTGGCAAATAATTGACAAACTAAAAAAGGATATGTTTGTGAGGTCATCTGTAAGTGGTAAAACAATTATAGCAGATACAGCAGTGAAAATGCAACAAAAAATACATCAACTTTCAAGTGGCACGATTAAATATGAAGATGGGAGTGTACAGATAATTGATGATAGTAAAGCGAGGTATATTTTAGAAATGTTCAAAGGTAAAAAAATTGCTATTTTTTATAACTTTGTTGCGGAGTTGGAAATGTTAAAAAATACTTTTGGACAAAATTTGACCACAGACTTAGACGAATTTAACGAAACCAATAAAAACATAGCTTTGCAAATTGTTTCAGGTCGTGAGGGGATTAGTTTAGCTAAAGCGGATTGTTTGGTTATGTTTAATATTCAATTTTCTGCAGTTAGTTACTTCCAGTCGCGCGATAGGTTGACGACTAAAGACCGAAAAGAAAACAATGTTTTTTGGGTATTTTCAAACGGAGGTATTGAAGAGAAAATTTATAAAAGCGTACTAAACAAAACTGATTATACTAACTCAATTTTTAAAAAAGATTATGGACTTTCAACAAAAAATGATAAAACAATATACCAAAGAAGGCTATAAGGTTTTAAAAATAATTAGATTAAATGTTAACGGAATGCCTGATTTGATGTTATTGAAAGATGGCAAGGTCAAATGGGTTGAGATAAAAAAGGCTGGAGATACTTTAAAGCCTTTACAGAAATTAAGGATTGAGGAGTTGAGAGAAATGGGATTTGAGGCAATTTGTTTACATGAAACTAAAGGCATAATATTATGAAAAATTACTACATAACAAAACAAATGACTATCCACACCGATAATAGGGAGCAGACCGCACCGAGTGGTCGAAAGTTTAGATTGTCGGGGGTTGTTAAAGATATGTCAAAGCCTGAAACGTGGGTTGAGGCAAAAAAAGAATATTGCAGGCCCAGCACGATTAAGTTTGTTTATTTAGATGACTTAATGCCTTATTTTCTTTGCCTTGACATTGAAGCAAATGATAATTTAATAAGGTACTACCAAAGTGAGAAATGTTAAAATTTTCCCAAAACTTTAAAAAAAGTTTTGTATTTAAAAATAACGTTGTATATTTGTACCATAATTAATAACAATTAAAATTTAAACATCATGACAAATTCAAACTTTCAAATCGGACAAGAAGTAACCTTTTCAAATGCTTTTGGTGTAAATTTGATTACTGAAATTAAAGGTAACACTGTAACAACTTTAGAAAAAAATACTGGAATGACTTACAAAAAAAGATTAAGCAGTTTAAAGGCTTATGTACAACAAAAAGCATATTGGAACGAGCAAGAACTTGCTCAACCAATACACAAACATGGTGAAACAGTTTTTTCTACATTATCAGGTGATGGAAACGGAAGCAGAATGGTTTGGGATGATATTAAAAAAGATTGCGTAACTCCAAACGAATTAACCGATGCAAAATAAAAAATTATTAACGTTATCAAATCAATTAATTAAAAAGTTTAATAAAATGATAAAAAAATATGTTAACGGTGCCAAATTATTGTTTGCAAGAGTTGAAGAAATTAATCAAGAAATACAAGAAAACAATATTTTAATAATTTCACAAGGGGCGTAAAAACCCCTTTTTAAACATGAAAACACTAATTGACAAACATCAGACTTGTATTGAAATCCTTGAGGCTATTCAATACTATAAAATAAGAAAAATAACAACAGATAAGTCATTAAATGGCTTTTATGGTACATACCCAAATTTAAGACGAAAATATGAACATACGATTATAATTTACGATATGTGTATTGAAAGGCTAAAAAAAAGGTATGTTAAAACTTTGTTAACGTTAAACCTTAAATAAATAACTTTTATTATTTTTGACCTATGGAAACAATTACAATTATAGCAGTAGGCTTCGGCTTCTTTTGGTTTGGTTTTTTACTTTGCGCACTTATGACAAAGAGCGCGAAATCTAATGACGAGTATGAAATATTAATGCTTTCACAGCTAAATAAGAACTTGCAAATTAAAGTTGACAAGTTGGAAATTGAACTTAAAATGTTGAAGAAATGAAAGCACTAATAACAGAAATATACGAAAAAATGCAAAATGTCATTTGGGAGGCACAGGAAAATCACCCAGATGAAGAATTTTGGGGCAAAGACAATATCGAAACAGATACGACATACATAACCTTTGACATTGATTGGGTAAAAGGCGGTAAGTTTTGGGATGAATATAGAGCGGTTAATATCGAAGTTACAAATTGCGATGGAAAGCCTTTGCCAAATATCAACAATTATTTAAATAACCTTAAAATATCTTATATCAATGAACCAACTATTTAACGAATTATTAGACGTAAAAAAATTAGTAAATCAACTTTTTGATAAAATGGATGCTATTGAACAATTAGAATACGATTGGAATAGTAGCACAGAATGGCGCAAAGCGAAATACAAATTAGAGGATGAAATCAAAGAAATTAAAAACGAACTTAAAAAACTTTTATAATATGAAAACTCAAAACTTTTATAACTGGATGGAAAATGTAGTTAAATCAAATTTTTTAGCTGACAACGAAAAAATGACCAACGCATTTAATATTATTTCAGAGGCCGAGCAAATAGAAAAAATGAGATTGACTATTTTAAGTCAAGCCGAAACGATTAGAAATCTAAAAGCGGATTTGAAAAGTCATAAACAATTTTTAAATGAGGTGGTTAAAGAAATGCAAGTTGATTTTGAAATAGTTAAGCCATGACAAACAAAGAGGTATGCGATGCTTTAAGACCTATTTTTAAACTAACAGAAGCAAAATCGACAGATAGAAAAATGTTAACCAACTTACACAATAAGTATATTAAAAAATGGGATTGTATTGATATTGAAAATTATAAATACTTAATTAATAAATATGCAAAGTAGAGTAGTAACAACAGATCAAGCGGGTGATATATTATCCATATCGAGAAGCGATATTTACAATTTAATGAAAGCAGGAAAAATTAAACCTATTGAAAACATACACCCTATACACGTTTTTTATGTAGAAGATTTATTAAAGTATGCAGAAAATATAGTTTATAAATTGCCTGAAATTAATGTGAGTTTTGAAAATGATTTTTTAATCTTTGAAAGTAAAATAAACTAATGGCACAAATCTTAAAACCAAACAGAAAAGACAACAGAGGCGGTCATGCCAATTGCGGTCGTAAAAAAGGCAATACAAAAGGGTTTACAATTAGATGTAAGCCAGAGAATATCGGAGTAGTTAGAAAATTTATAAATGAAAATCAGTTATGATAAAATCAATTTTTTTAAGCCAAATATTAGCAAATGAGTTGCACGAATTACAGACAAAGTTCGTGCTACCATTCGCACTAAAAAACAAGGTTAAAAATTTAAAACCTGATCTGATACGATTTTCAGAAAGTCATTTCGACCTTGCAGACGAAAAGGCAAACAGCGAAATGATGACAATTTACAACACAATGGATAACTTTATAAATGAGATATCAAAGGTTGAGGTTCAAGATATGCCAGCAATTGTGTATATTTACCAAGCGTATAAAAAAGACCCTCAAAGTTTAAACGGAATAGTTAACAAAATATTGAAATAATGCAAAGTAAAAAGCACTCAGCACTTGAAAGCGTTACCAATGTCGTAGTTGGTTTGTTAACGTCTTTTTTAATTCAATTATGGATTTATCCACTTTTAGGAATAAAAGTTACAATTAATCAAAATATATTTATTACTTTTGTTTTTTTTATTGTATCGTTTATTCGAGGATATTTTATAAGACGTTTATTTAATAAAAAACAGAAACCATGACCACACACCTCACAATGTCGGAATTAGTATCTTTAGGCTTCGAGGAGTTTAAAAAGCATTATCATGGTGATTTTATTAGCCAACAATGGCAAAAGGGTAAAATATTTGTCAAAACAACTTGGGTAACGGAAACAGGATTTTTTGTAAACCAAGAGGTAAAAATTGACGCAACTATTAATGACGTTTCAAAAGATGATTTAATATTTTTAGATAAGATTTTTAATAATGGCACGACTAAGTGAGTATGATTTTTTAATGTGTGAAGAAATATGTTTACAAGTTGCTGATGGTTTAAATATCAAAGCAGTTTTAAAACAAAAGAACTCATATCCTGATTTTTCTACATGGTGTCGTTGGAAGCGTGAACACAAAGAATTATACAACCTGTATATAAACAGCATACAAGACAAGGCGGAAAGTTTAGATAATGAACTTGACGAATTAAAAGAAATGCTTTTAAGTAAAGAAATAGACCCATCTACATATAACACTTTAGCCCAAACAATTAAATGGAAAATGGCTAAATTTTATCCTAAAATGTTTGGAGACAAACAACAAATAGACCACACCACAGATGGACAAACAATAAACCAACCGCCAAAAATCATATTTGAAGCACCAAAAAATGAGTGATGTTGTTATACACCCTAAGTATTTACCATTATTTCAGCTATTAGAGGGGAAACATCCAGAGGTTGATACGGTTATTATTACAGGTGGGCGTTACTCTGCAAAGTCTTATAATATTGGTTTGTGGTCAACAATAGCACTCGTTAACTATGATTATTCTGTACTATTCACAAGATACACAAACGTTTCAATTGTAGATAGTATTAAGCCAAATGTTGATGATAAAATTAAGTTATTAGGTTTTGAAAGGTATGTTAACAACACCATTACACACATTGAACGAGGAAAGGAACGCATAGCTTTTAAAGGTATAAAAACAGGCTCTTATCAACAAACAGCAAACCTTAAATCTTTGGAGCAGTTTAATGCTTTTGTGGTTGATGAAGCAGACGAAATGCCAGATTATGAAACTTTTGAAAAGGTATTTTTATCAATAAGAAGTTTAAATAAAAGAAATATAACTATTTTATCGTTAAATCCATCAAGCGTTCAGCATTGGATTTTTAAGCAGTTCTATAAAGAAAAAGGCTTAAGAGGTGGAGAAAACACAATAGTTGACAACGTGATGTTTATACACACGTCTTATTTAGATTTGCCTACAAGTTTAGTGCCTACAAATATTTTAGCTTATTACAGCAAACTTAAAGAAAAAAATAAAAAGAAATATAATCATGTAGTATTGGGCGAATGGGTTAAAGAAGTCGAGGGTCAAGTATTTAAAGACTGGAAAGAAATTGACCTATCAACTTACTTACAAGTTCAAAGCAAAGAAAACTCATCAATTGACTTCGGAACTTCAGACCCAATGGCGGTTATAAATTGGAAGTATGAAGTTTTAGATGATGGCACGCAAAATTTATATTTAAGAGAAATTTTGTACAAATCTGAAAATGATGTTTTAGCAGAACTTGACAACAACGTGAATTATAAAAAAGACGATGGATCAATATTGTTATACATAGCAAATTTAATTAACCACCGTAAAAATATGTTTACAATTTGCGACAATGGAGGGGCTAAAAACAACTACTCATCAAATAATTTTAAGATTGCAAAATTATTAGACAATGGTTATAATGTCGTGCCAGCATTAAAAGCACCAAATAGCATACATTTAGGCATTGAAATTTTAAAGTCAATAAACGTTTTTTATATTGGTGAAAATATAGACTTTGAGGTTAACAATTACACAAACGACAGCGACCGAGAGGGGTTTATTGATGGCAAGTATATTGATAAGAATAATCATTCAATTGATTGTAGCAGAAATATAGCACTTTATTTATACAAAGCAGGATTGATTAAGTATAGTTAAAAATAATTTTTTTTGAGTTAAACACTAAACCCACTTTTTATAGGTGGGTTTTTTTATTTAATAATTTTATGTTAAATTGTTTGCATATTAAAAAAATTTGTATATTTGCCTAAATTTATACATTAAATGGGTTTACTCTCATGGGTTCGCAATTTCAATAAACCTTTATCAGTCACTCGTGACAGAAATGGTAATTGGCATTATGAAATGAAAAGCAGTAAGGCGGAGTATGTTGATTATAGCATTAATCAATATGCTTTAAAAACTGTTATTAAAATTATAGCAGATACTGGTAAATTAGCCAATATTAATCTATACGAAAATAATAAGTTAAAAGAAAAAAATTATCTTTATACTTATCAAAGCAAGCCGAATGCTTTTCAAAGCTGGACTGATTTTATTGAGGATTACCTTTATCGTATTAGTTTAGGTACGGTTTATTTATATAAAAACCCATTAGGAAGTTTTAACGCTCATTACTTTTTAGATTATAAAGAGTTCGACCAAAAAACAAAAAAGTATTTTGATGACTTTGAAAAGAAATTAATATTTAGCGAAAATTTGCCAAAAGAAAATCATATTATTTATTATGGTGATAAAAAGCAAGAGATTAAGTTAAAAGATGTAATTATCATACATAACGAGCCACCGACTGAATATTGGTATAAGAATGAGAAATCACTCGAGGCTATTCGTAAAATTGTTGGCAATAGCGAAAGCGGACTTGACAGCAAAAATATAAATTTACACTTTTTACAAAAGTTCTTATTATTTCAAAAGGCGGGAAAAGACGATATGCAGTTGCAAGTTAATGGACTATCAACAACCGAGCGAGAGGATATTGAAAAGAAATTATTGTCAACTAGAAGTTTGCACGTCTCAGGAAAATCAGACCTTGAATTAAAACGAATGGTTGATAATTTCAAGTCATTGGGTATTGACGAAGCAATAAGTAATGATTTAGTATTATTAGCAGTTTATTTTAACGTGCCAATTGAGTTGGTTGCAGATAGAGGACAAGGATTGTCAAGTCAAGGCGAGGCTAAACAAAAAGCATTTGTACAATTAATCACAATGGCTATTCAACCAAAGCTTCAAAAATTAACAGACGTATTGGAGTTTGATTTGGGTAAAAATGAGGAAGTAAGAGCGGACTTCAACCATTTACCATTTATGGGTGTGTTAAGAAAAGAAAATGCTGAGCAATTAAAATTAAACCTTGAAAGTTTAAAAATAGCGCAAGAGTTGGGAGTTGATATTAACCAAAAATTAAATGAGGTTTTAAATGGAAGCGGAAATTAAAAAAATAGATTTGATGTTAAAGTCAGATTTACCAATAAAAATGCGTCAAGATTTGGAGCGCAAAAAGTCAATATTGTTGAATAATAAAATAGTAGAAAAATGATTGATTTTAAAAAACTTAAAGACAACAAACATATTTTAATAGCTGAAAAAAAAGCTACTTTAAAATATGCTGATGCGGTTGTTTTAGAAGCCACCACACAACAAATTGATGTTGTTAACAAAGAAACTGGAGAAGCAAAAGCAGATCCAACAAAGTTAAAATTAAAAGTTGTTATTAATACAACAAATATTTTAGATAGTCATAACGATGTTCATATAAAAGGTTTGTGGAAAAAAACCATAAAAGAAAACAAAAACCTTTTCTTATTGCAAGAACATCAAATGAAGTTTGATAAAATTATTTCTGATAAAATCACAGCCTATACCGAGCCTTATGATTATAACGGCAAAGAACTTGAAGCATTGATTTTTGAAACTGAAATAACAAAAGAACGAAACCCTTTTATGTTTGAACAATATCAAAAGGGGTTTGTAAAAAATCATTCAGTTGGCATGAGATATGTAAAACTTGAAATGGCTATAAATAGCAATGAAAATTACTATGCAGAAGAAAAAGCAGTATGGGATAAATATATTGACCAAATAGCGAATAAAGAAAAAGCAGAAGAACAAGGCTATTTCTTTGCAGTTACAGAAGCAAAAGCAATAGAGGGGTCGGCGGTTGTTGTTGGTTCAAACCAAGTAACACCAACTTTATTAGTAGAAGAAAAAAACGAAGCCGTTAATGATGACACTTCAAATAAAATAGAGCCAGCGGAAGCTACTCAAAAAGCAAAACGAGTATTAATTTTTTAATTTAACAACAAAATGAACAAAAATTTTTTAAAGTTCGTTACATCAAAAGGCTATACAGAAGCCTCGTTTAACGAATTAGAAGCTGAAAAGCAAGTAGAAATCCAAAGGGATTATTTAGGCACGATTGAAGAGGCTCAAAAATCATTTATTACAAATGAAGCCTTAGAAGCGAAACTTAAAGGAATGGCAACCGATGACCAAGTTAAGGCATTGGGAGATTTGATTAATGAAATCAAAGACAGCATGGAAAACAAAGGCGGTACAGAAGTTAAACTATCTGAGGAGCTAAAATCAAACAAAGAGGTGATTGCTAAAATTGCCAAAGGTGAGAAAAAAGAAATCGTTTTAAAAGCAAACGTAACAAGAGCCTCGATAACAAATAACACCGCTTCGGTACGTTTAAACACTATCGGACAACTTGGCGTAAAAGCTCGTGCTTTGTATGACTTTTTTACTAAATTCCCTGTTGGTGATGGTAACCACAATGGCACTATTTCATATGTTGACTGGGATGAAAGCACAACCGTTAGAGCCGCTTCGGTAAAAGCTGAGGGCGTAGCGTTTGACGAAAGTACAGCGACATTTAGAGAATACACTACTAAACTTGTAAAAATTGGTGATACTTTGCCAGTTACTGAGGAATTTTTAGAAGATGAAGTTTTAGCGGCTTCGGAACTTGAAAACTTTTTGAATGTAAATGTTAACGCAGTAATCGATACTAAAATTGCAGTAGGTGCAGGTAATGGTAACGGTGCAGACGTTGAAGGACTTTACACAGCTTCACCAGCTTATACACCAGTTGCAAGTGGTATTGTTGACGCAAACATAAAAGACTTGGTTAGAAAAATGAGAACTGCAATTGTTAAAACAAGAGGTTCAAAATATCAGCCAAACTTTGTTGCGGCTAATTCAGATGTTATCGACCGATACATCTTGAAAAAAGACCAAAACAACAATTATATGTTTGACATGGACAGCGGCACAATTGCAGGTTTGACTATTGTTGAGGACAACAATTTAGCTGACAACACGTTGGTGGTAGGTGACAGCCGTTTCGGTAGAATTTACGAAAAACCAGGCGTTGTAATTTCGGAAGGTTTAGTAAATGCACAATTTACAAGTGATTTAAAAACTCTTAAAGCGAGAGTTAGAATGCTTTTCTTAATTAGAAATGTAGACAAAACAGGCTTCTTGAAATGTACAAATATCAATACAGCGTTGGCAACTTTAGCGACTTAATGTGATGGAAATTGTATTCATAAAAGAATTTAGTAATAAGAAAATTGGAGACAAAATGAAAGTAAGCAAAAGTTTATTTTCAATATTTGTAAACGATTTACAGGTTGCTGAATTATTTGTAGAAAAACCTAAATCAAAAAAATAAACAATGTATTTAATCAATAAAACATATTTCAGAAATAAATTAGAAATCATAGGTTTGTACGATGACAATAATAAGTCAGAGGACAAGTTGAATGATTACATTTCTATATATGTCATTGATTTTTTACAGAATTTATTAGGTTTGGCGGACTTTACGCAATTAAACTCAAACATTTCAAATGGGGTATTATCAGTTAATGCCCCTCAGAAATGGTTGGATTTTGTTAATGGCAAAACTTATACAAAGGATGGCAAAACGTATCGATGGGAGGGGCTTTTATATTTACGTGGAAGCGTAAAAATGTCAATCTTAACGAATATTGTTTATTGTAAGTTGATAGCTGATTTGTTTAGTAACAACGGCAAAGCAACCATTACAACAAAGAATAGTATTCAGTCAGTGCCGAGCCAAAACCTTGTTGAAGCCTACAACGAAATAGTAAAACAACTTCATGACGAAAGATTTTTCAAACAGGTTTATTTAATTAACGATGTGCCATTTATTGATTATTACGGAAGCGAAAAAACTGACTATGTAACATTAAGCGAATACTTAAAAGACCATAGCGATGTTTACGAAAACGTTAACTTTGATAATGAGTATAAGGAATACAAAAACTCTTTTGATATATGATAATTTCGAGTTTACTTAAAGAGATATTACAACCCATGACGATAACGTATGCGGGTTACAACTCTTATAAAGAACTGAAAGCCAGCGAAACGAAAAGCGTTCGATTTGGTTACGGTGATAAGCACGAACTTGAAAGGTTTATAGCAAAAAACAGAAATACGCAAAATCAATTTCCATTGATTTGGTATAATATGGGCGATTACGAAAGAGATGACAACGATTTAAACAAGTTTGATTTAAATTGCAATTTAATATTAATGACTTCAACAAGTGTTGATTTGTACAACGAAGAGCGAAATTTATACAATTACTCAACCGTTTTAAACAAGTTAGCCGTTGATGTTTTAAGCAAGTTGCAATTGGCAAAAAATGTAGATTACGTAGGTAAAAGCCGAGAAAATACGTTTCCAAATTATGGAATAAATGACCAAAGCGAAACGCCACTTGTTTACGTTGACGCCTTAAGTTTGGAGTTTCAGTTAATTATAAAAACCAAGTGCAATGGATAAAAAGGCAAAAAAAACAGCACAACAGCCAAACGTGATATTTGTAAGAAATTACTTTGACACAAAGGCGGGTGCAAAAATGTATTTAAAAACAATCCCAAAACAATTACAAGATTATGTTACATTTATTAACAAATAAGGGAGCTTGCTCTCAGGCGAACATTATATCAACAGGCGGTAATTACTGCGAGTTGGATATAAAAGAAATTAAGGCGGTATGGTTTGCGCCTTATGGGTATAAGTTCCCAAGTGGAATGCAAAGCGCAAGCGAATTACTATTAGCAAGCGTTCAGGCTGAAATAGTGGCTTTAAATTTAGTGCCTCAAAATGGCGTTAAAGGTGTAGCCTACACAACGGAAGCAAATAGAACTAAAACCTATTCAGGCGGTGAAAAAGCCTTAATCGGTAAAAACCCACTTCAAATAGATTTAACTTTTGAGGGCGGTACACAAAATTATCAGGCAATGCTAAGTTTAGAAAAAAGAACTAAACATTCTGTTTTTTTAGTTGATGAGAAAGGCACTTTATGGGCTTCAAAATCAAAAGCTGATTTGGTAGGCGGTTTAAATGCTCCATTTTTTCATGTAGAAGCCTATAAAGGTTTATCAGGAACTGAGGGCGGTGACTTTATGGTTCAATTTCAATTAGACAGAGAGCAGTTTGATACTGAGTTGGTAGCAATACAAATTGGTCAAATGAATTTCAGTCCATTAAACCAAGTGAACTCATTAGCTGAGGTTGTACCTGTGCCAACAAGTGCTTCAATTAATAGTGATGCTTTCTTTACTTTTAACGTTAAGCAATTAGCAGACCAAGCGTTAGTATCAGGTTTAGGTTTAGGAGCAATGAGCGTAAACGTAAACGGTTCAAACGTGCCAGGAACATTTACAGCTTCTGGCAGTCTTTACACATTTACGAGAACAGCGGGAACATTTGCAACTGCTGATGTAGTTAAGACAATTGTAAACCCACAATTTATATCCGAGAATGGATTTAAGGGGTCGAGCGAATTTGTAGCATTGGTATAAACCAATAGATTAAAGCAACTAAAACCCTCTCACTAATTGAGGGGGTTTTTTATTAAAATGACAATAGACAAATATTTAGAGCGTTTAAAATCTGTAATTGATAATTTGCCAACACAATTAGAAAATGTGGTGAAGTCAAATGCTGAACAAATAGCGGATTTAAACCGAGAGCAACAATTGTATTTTAAAGGGGAAGACAGCAAAGGGAAAAAACTATTAGAATACACTAATTTCACAAAACAAATTAAAAGGAATAAAAGACAACCATTTGACCGTACTACTTTAAATGATACGGGGGATTTTTTTAATGCTTTTGAAGTTGATTATCAAAAAGCAAGTTATTTAGTTAGAATTTATTCAACAGATGACAAAACGCCAAAATTAATGGCAAAATACGGAAAAGACATTT